ACCTTAATGTTGACAGATGGAGATATGGCTTCTTTGGACATCGTCATTCCGGAAGAAGCCTCGGCCATGTATCGGAAAGAGAAGCCAGCTTCGGCATTGGACTGAAGAACCGTCTGCTTGATAGATTCCAAGTTTGTTGCAACCGAGGCCGCACTTGCCACGGTCTCTAAATTTTCCGCAACAGTTTGAATTGCCTCAGCCTTAGGGCTAAGCGCGGTGATATCGTCGGTAGCTTGTGCGACTTTTTTAATGTTGCTGGGTTCAGAAGATAAGTCCGCTGCTACAGTCTTTACATCATCCAGGTTTGCGTTTACAGCCTTAACCTTTTCAATATTGTCTCCAACCGGGTGAATACAGTCATCAATATGGTCGGCAACTTTCTTGATGTACCCGTCTTCAACTTTGGTCTCACCGTCAATATCCGTATCTGTAATTGATCCAAGGTCAAGTGTTTCTGTCTCAAACCCTCTTAGGTCGGAACCAACACGATGGATATCATCAATGTGCTGTCGATTGATTTGCAAATCGGGAAGATGCGGAACTAAAGCATCCACCTCTGCTCCGATGACCTCGTTGCGGGCGAGAATAACTTCCGCTCGAGCAACAGCAGCGTCGATGGCTGCTTTATGAATATCGATTTGAGCTTTAGTCTCTTGGATTTCCTGCCATGTAGATGAGACGTATAAGCCTGTGGAGACGACTTCGTTGTAGATTGTCTCGGCTCTCTGTGCATAGTCCGCCGCTTTTTCCGCCACATCCAAGAGGTTAGTCATCACCTCTTGAGGGGTTTTCTCGGACGTAATCGGGACGATAAGACAACGGCGCATCTGTTCGAGAATCTGCTGAAGCTGAATGACGCGACGATCTTCTTCTTTATTGATTGACTTTGGGCTAAAACTCCCATACATCGTCAAATTCAGATTTTGGGTATACGGGACCCCGCTGCAGATTGCGAGCTTATGCCCGCTGGCCAATGCAGTCTTTAAAGTCACGCGCCCGCCCGGTGTCGTATTCTGGTCGGAGTTGAGCGTGCAAGTGTAGGCGTCTTTACTCAGCGTGGTTTCGTTTTCGTCTGCGTCAGCCACAATGACGACAACGTCATCGGCGCTCAGCATGTAGAAGTCAAAATCAAACTGCGTCTGCCCCGTGCCGGTAAACGGACCCGCTTTGCGATTACTTTCAGGAACCATATATCTATCCTCGATTTGAAGAAAAATATAAAAGTCCCTGAAAGTTCAATGCGCACTATTTCATAATCTCCCAGCGGTCCTTGGATTTGGCTACACGCGGGAGTCGTCCGGGCATTGCGCTCGTCGGCTGCCACCAGTATCCCGTCCCCCGCATCCTCATGGATTTGCGCTCCATACGTCTGTGATACCCGGGATTCATCATCTCCTGAAGTTGGTTAAATACCGCGTGATTAAGAAGCTGTTTGGTGTACCAAAGATTAACCATCGGGATGTTGCTCTTGGCAAAGCGCAGGACGTTGGCGCCAATATCGCGGTCATCCTTGTATTTGTCGAAAATCTCCACGGCGTCCAGGGCGGAAGAAATTACAGGCCCGAAAGCGTTATAAACATTCGGGTGCCCGTACTTGTAATCGCCCATAGAAGAAACAAAAATATCTCCGGCAAAACCGGCTCCGCCTCCGGACGTAAACGCCCTGGCGATATTGTCGGTGGTGAAGGGATCCTGGATGTCCTGACCGTTGAGCAGGTCTTTAAACATATTGGAAACCGCGGCGATCATGGTTGTACCAAGAATCAGCGTACTGTAATAGCCTATCCACGAAGCTCTCGGGTACCTCGCACCGTTACGCTTCTTATATCGGTAAAGATCCCCAGCTCTCTGAAAATGACGAGTCAGCATCGCAGTGGGGAAAGACTTGAATAAGAAAAAGCTCTGCCATAACTCTCCCAGGATTGTGCCGCGAGCTAAGCCCCAATTAGAGGCCACTCGCGTGTAGAGATCAGGCTGAAGGGAGGCCATGTGCGCGTCATCGAAAACAAAGGCCAAATAATCCGAGGCGTACTTCTCCAGTGCGTGGCGAGAGATTCCAAGCGTGGCCAAGTCCGCATCCGAGATATTAAGAATGCTGTTCTTAGTGACAAACTCAGCATCGCCGAACTTCTCAGCCGGCGCCTTCTGGATGACCTTCCAAAACGTCTCATCGAGGCCAAAGTTTTCCAGGCGCTCTCTAAGCCAGCCGTCGCATGTATTCCAGTCGTACTTCCGGGCATTCGTGTAGAAGGCCATGGCCGTGAGCGCGGCGCCTCTTCTAATGCCGTCTGTCCATTGCGACAGGAGTGAGGCCCTCATGGTGGCGTCTGCCAATTTGGAGGTTACGCCCTGGCTCATATTGTCCGTGACGAATCTATTAACGGCAGAGTTGAAAACGTCTCCGATCACGCCCGCTTGGGCGGCAAAAGCAATATCCCTCTTATCGGCCGGGTTGAGCGACTTTACTAAGAACATCGCGCTCTGAGCAAAGGGCATGTGGTTGACATGACACATGTGAAAGTATGTAGCAATATCAGACATGCTCGTAATAAAAGCACCGCCGAGTTTGCCCGCTACCTGGAGGTTACGGACGCCCTGCATGATAGCGGCAAAGGTTTCGTGCTTGAGGCCTCGACTGCCCTTTAAGTTTGTCCACATCGCATCGAGCATGAGGTCGTTTGTTGGCACACTGTAACCCAGAAAATAGTTGGATTGATTGTTAAGGATTTCCGTCGAGCGTTTCAACGTGTTGAAAGTACTCGTAGGGCTCGGTCCCATTTCCTCCAGGAGCGTAATGTCTCGCGACATCGCGCTGACGTGCGACAGCATAGTGCCGAAGATCGACGGGTTCTGCCCAAACATCCGGTTGTATTCGATCCTGGCCTTGTAGTCCTTAAAGTGAATCGTGCGGTGCTCCTGGCGCTGTTCCGACTTCGCTTTGCCCCTGCCGCTCGGCTTTGCGTCAGCTGCATTCTGGTGCTGATCCCCGTTCTGCGTAATGGACATGTACGCTTCCCTGAGGACGTTCTTTATATCTATATCGTTCATTTGCTGTAAGTTATCGTCGAGGTACTGAGTCTTATCCAGTCGCTCGAAAACGAAGTCGACCCACGCGTCACGGTTCGCTTCGGGATTACGCTTTTTAAATCTATCCACTACTCCTTTGGTCTCGGCGGCCGCTCGCCTTGCAAAACTCTTCGGCGTTTTCTCTGCCAGGATTCTGGCGGCGTTGAGCACCTTCCCTTGGTTGTGCGTCTGCGGCATGATCCAGTCTTCGCGGGATCGGATGTCTCCGCCCGCTCGGTTGTAACGCTCACGCATTTTCTCCGTGCACTGGATCCAGGCTTGTGCGGCTTTCTTGTAGTCCGCGTTTTTAGTATCGACGCCGGAGATCTCTGCCAGAATACCCGCGACCGCATCGTCGTTTTCGATCATGCCGAAAAACTTAGGGCAAGCGGCCTGGAGCGTATCCACTAGCTCCGAGGCATATTCCTTCGATACGCCGACGGCGTGCTTGTCGACTTTATCCAAATACCTCATGGCGGCCGAGTTTGCGCTCAAGCCCTTGGCCCGCATGTCGGCGGTATAGTTCTGCATAGCGGCGAGCGCGATCACCTGGCGCTGTGCATTGACCTTCATACGGGTGGCCCGGTACTGCATATCCTGCGCCACGAGCGCAGCGGCCTTGGCAACATATTGGTCTTTGGTCAGGTTGGGCTCGGTTTTCCGGATATCGAGCACCTTGCTTTTAATGTTAAGGACAATGTCCTCGCCTTCCTTGGCCGTTAGCTGTCGGCCGATAACTTGGCTAACCGAGTCCAAACATTCTTTCTTTAAGCCTTTTGCCATTTTCTAATCCTTAATCGAAGGCGTTATTGGTAAACATACAAAGCGCGGCGCGGGACATTCCGCTTGCGTCCTTCTCCAACTGCTCAGCCGCTGCCAGGTCTCCGGCTACCATCTCGCGCGGTGTGGTCTCGTTGCCGTTCTCATCGAGGATCGGTATATCACCGTACTTCTCCATGTCGAGATCAAAGCGGCTTTGGACAAATTGGTCGTCCGTCATGACTCCGGATAACTTGCTTTGATCCGGCGCCTGCTCGGTCTTAATGCCTAAAGTCTCTAGGCCTTCTTTAATCACGGCCTTGGTCTCGTCCGGCAAATTGGTGTTGTCGACAACTTGAGTGACCGTCCGGCCGAAGTCTTCTCCAAATAGGCTCGGAGAATCCGCTTCGCTCTTGGCCGTGATTTCCTTGTCAGTTGCGAGCATTCGGGCGTAGACGTCTCGGACTTCAGGCGTTAATTCGACGTCTAAGTCTGCGGCAGATTTATAGATCGACACGAGCCAGTCCTTGAACTGCTTGAAGATCGCCTCCAGCCTGGAGGACGGTGCGACACCGTCACGGAGGTACTGCTCAAAGCCACGGGCAAACTGCTCGTGGAATTGCCGCTTTTCTTCGAGCGATAAGCCGTTCCATTCGTCGAGGTCCTTGAGGCCGAACCAATCCATAAGGGTCTGAATGTCGGCCCTCACCTGCTCGGGCGCGTCGGAGCGCATTGCCACGTCCGTCATAACGTCCAGGAAGTAATGTCCGGACTCATGGACGAAAGTCGATTCGTCTGCCGTGCCGAACAAAGTAATCATCTTCTCAGCGGGCGTGTACATGCCGCGGGCGTCCTGTGCGTATGCGCCGCTCACCTCGCCTCGTTCGTATTGCTTTTGGGCATCGTCTAAGAACTTCTCAATCTTTTTAAGGGAGGAGCTGTCAAACTCGGTGTCGGAAACAATTCGGCCGTCAGGCGTATTAAACGATAGGGCGAGATATTTCCGGTTGGTAGCGCGGCCCAATACCGCCAACTGCTGAGCTGTAGGCGGCCTGGCGATAGAGGCCACACTGTTGCCGTCTGCCATACTGACTCGCATCGCGCCGGTCTGCGCCATGAAGTCATACATCTCATTTCCGGTAGCGTTCTGGATTCCGTCCGCCTCGCTGATATCAATATGGTCAACTTGTCGCTGGCCTCTCGCCTCAGAATCATCCAGGCCCCAGTGTCGTCCGGAGAAGTCGAGCATCGTTCCGTCCGGGAGCACATAACCTGCTTCCCGGATGTCATCGGTCACGCCGAAGGTATCTTTAGCGTTGTCGATAAGAGTTTGATCCGGAATAAAGTCCTCTTCTGCTTTGACCTTGCTCTGGAGCAAAACTTCGCCTTGAGTCTTGGGTGCTTTAGCCGCGGCCGCCTTGTCTTCAAGATACCTCTGAATTAAAATAGACCTAACTGGCCCGGCAGGTCGTGACTGCTCAACCCCCGGGTATGGGTCTTGGATAGTGGTCACGACATCTTCAATCGGCGTAACCTCGTGTAAATAGAATCGCTTGTGTTCGCCCGTATCAATGACGATCACTTCGCAAACGTACTTCTTCCCCTTAATTAAAATTGGCGCGGCTAGCACCCATGTATCGTATCGACGTTCTTTCCAGTTTTTCTGGTAGTCGAAAATCTTTCCGCTCTTTATAACTTCAGGGACGGCCATGAAGGCCATAACTTTATTACGGCCCAATCCATGAGAAGCGGAAGATTTTACGGCCGCCTTATTTAACTTCACTTCCCCTAGAATCGGGTTTTCGACTTTGCCACCGTACTGCTCTGCGAAGAAGTCAGCCACCTCTTGATAAAGATTGCCACTACCTGAAGAAAACTCGTCGCCATTCAGCGTAAAGATTGGATCTTGTTGGATACAGTCGTTCAGAACAACTTCCGGAGATTCGACACCCTCAGGCATATTCGTTTGCTGTCTGAAACTCTCGGCGGTTTCCTTCCCGCCTTTGCGAACCTTGAGCGCATAGCGTTTCTCCAATTCGTCCGCGCTCATGCCTAACCGCTCTCCCAATGTTCTGTAGAAAGCGTCGTAGAGGTCTGCGGAATAGGCCGCGAGTTTTTCTTTAAACCCGGCGCCCAGGAGCTGGTTAAACACACGATCTCTGAAGGAGTCGAACTGCGTTCTCAGCGTTTCCGGATCGACACCTTCGCCTGAGACATTAACCGGCTCTCCGTCATCCAACTGTTCCCGGGCAAGTTTCTCATCGGCAATCGACTTGTTGATGTCGCCGTTCATGCCTGAGGGCTGATCGCCCTCAATCACGTCCGCAGAACGGAGCTCCATGGCGGCGTCCACCGCGCTCGGAGTGATCGAGTCGATTGCTTTATCCAGGGCGCCGAACTCGCTCTTGACCTGATTGAAAACCTCGTCACGGCTGACTTTGCCGAAAAGGCCTTCGCCTCCGCTCTCCTGCTGGGCCACCTCGTTGAATCGGGCCAGGGCGTCCTTGAGCCTTTCGGGATTCTTGGATAAAAGAATGTCCCTAAACCAGGCTTGCACCGGCGTGGCCTCAAAGAAAGATTCCGTAATCTCGCCTTCGACCTTTTCGCCGTTAATCTTGCGGGCCTCTTGTTTGGTTTGCATGTAGTCAGCGAGCGCCTCCATGAGGTCGCCTGAGAAGTCAAAATCTCCGCCGTGACGTCTGAGTTTGACGACCTCGGGTGCGGCGGCCTGGAGAACTTCCATCACCTGCTTGTCCTTCGGGTCGTCTGCGATAAAGCGGTTAATCAGTCGGTTGTCCGGATAAGCCGCGGCAAAGATCGCCGACTTCATTCTTTGGCGGACATTGTCATAGATGACCTTGCCCTCGGCGTCAATGAGCCCTTCTTTATCCGGAGTGCGCCGTACAAACTCATCCATCGAGCGGACGGCGATACCGTTGTCCTTAGTAAACTCCACCTCCTCCAGGCGCACATTTCGGGCGTCCTGGGCGGCCTGTTCCGCAGGATTGAGCTTCAGCGTTCCGGTACGGTTGGACAATTCACCGACGCCCTCCTTGACGTCCGCGTCGTCCATTACGCGCACGAGGATCGGCTCGCGCATCTTCTTGACCGCGCGGCGGCTGATGCCGAATTCCTTCAGGGCCTTGGTCAATTCCTCTTTGTACTTCGTGGCCTTGACGTTGCGATAGGCTTCCTGCAGGCCCGCGATACGTCCGTTGCCTGCGATCGCTCGGGCGCCTTGCACTTCCGGATTAGTGAAGTCGGCATTGAGACTGCCGTCAACGCTGTTAGACGTCATCACATCGCTCGCCTCAATCAGGGCATAGCGCATCGTGGTGCGATCACCGTTGGTGTCCGAGACTGTGACCGTCTTACCGAGAATAGCCGAAGAGTTCTCCGGCAAATACGCGATCACGGGCGTGCCCTCGCCCAAAGTTGCGCCGTTGCGCAGGCGATTGAAGTCAGGAGCCTGAGCGATCTGCTGCATCTGCAAGCGGCTTTCTTTACCGCTTCTGTCGCGATTCTGGATGGACTCAAGCACACTCTTATTCATGCGGCTTGTCTGTCCTTCCACGGGGGCGGCCGTGGCTTCTGCTTGGGCCTTTTCCGCTGCTTCTCTTGCGGCCCGGACTCGAGCACCTCGTGCGCCGAGAAGGCCGAAACCTGCGCCCATGAGGGCGGATGTTGTTAGGCTTACAGGATCGAAAGGATCGTACTCTTTGGAGATAACCGAATAGTCCGCGTTATCCAGGACGAACTTAATCGCCGACTGCTCAGTGATGTCAGTTGCGGGATTGACCAGGGCGCCGAAGGTCGCAGACTTCAAATAACTTGTGCCGAGGGAGGCGGGGAGCGCCATGCCGACAGCGTTTGTCACGCCTGTAATAAGGCCCGCCTTCGTGGCCGTTTCAGTATCCACGCCCTTGTCCTGGAGCTTATCTTTCTCATAACGTCCGAGGTCGGCGCCGAATAGCGCACCGCCGACGAACGGATTGCCGCCCGCGAGAACGGAGTAACCGATACCCTTGGCCAAAGAACCGGTCAGACCGTAGAGGATCATGGCCGCCGTGCCGGTGGTCTCGGGATTCGGCGTGTAATCGTTCTTGATCTTGAGGCGTGCCTCTTTTGCGTCTTGCCTCAGGCGATTGACTACTGCATCCTTATTGACATTGAGGTCGGGCGCAAAGGGATCCTCCTGCTGGGCGAGGTAGTAATCATCATCTTCGACCCTGAGCGCGGCCAGCTCGTTAATGTCTGATTTAGTTGCTTCCCATTCTTTTCCAATAGATTGGCCGATCGCGCCCCAGGAGCCCTCGAAAAGTCCGGGCGTCAGGGCCTCGGCGTCTTTCTCCGGAGCGCTGTACTGATTGATGACCTTGGCTTCTTCATTGGTCAGTCCGAAACGATTGATCCAGCTCATTTAATTCTCCGGGAAATTGTGTCGTTAAGATCCAGGCGGAAGGGCTCGCCCTTTTCGTCAGTCACGTAGCGCAGACCGTCACGGATAAAGTAGACACCGTCGCCTACCCACTTGAGAGGCGCCGTGTTGATGAGCCTGGCGGATTGCTCAGGTGATACCACCTGATTCCGATAGACAAGCTTTTTGCCGCCTTTCAGGAAGTCCTTGCTGTAGACCTGCAGAACGTCTTCAAAAGATCCGAGCTTGGTAAAGGTCAACAAGTCCTTGCTCGCCTGGGAGAGTCTGGATGGCAAAATGATCTTTGCGCCGTTGTGTTCCGCCACCGGGCCGATCACGTTTTCAATCGCGGTGTCTACGTCGCTCGAGCCGCCTGCTTGAAGGGCATAGGCATGGTCGTTCAGCACTGCGTTAATGAGGTCCTCATACTCCGGACTCCCGGCAGGGATTGGCAAGACACCGTCAAGTTTCTGACGAATTTCCGGCTCGTCCTTATTGGCGTCATTGACTTTGTTTCTACGGTAGTAATTGCCCTTGATTTGACGGAGCGCACCGTTGTTCTCTCGGCCGCGAGGCGTGGAGGCCACGCCCAAAGCAATAGACAGAAGGTGGTGGTTCTTACCGATATCAGTTGCTAATGCCGCCAGGGCTCCGCTGTCGCCAGTAACCGGATCAAAGATCGCGTCGGAGAGTTTCTGTGCGTACTCCGCCTGGTGGTCCTCGTCCATATTGGCGAAGGCTTGGCATAACCCTGTGGCCTCGGTTTTGGTGAGGATATGCGCGTCAGTGCCGAATCGCTTGGCCACGTCCTTGTAGCTGCTGATGCGGTTGGTGAGCTCTTGGATGGCGAGCGTCTGATTGCTCCAGTTCGTGATCGGTTTAAAGCCGAGTTCCGGGATCCCCTCGATCGCAAAGCGCATCGGGTCCTTGGCCCGCTCGGTCTTGACCTTCTCTGCAGCCTTATCCCACGTTGCCTTCTGTTCCATGCGGGTGGCGTACTCGGGATCATCCTTCTGAGGCGTGAGCGCTCGGCTCGTTGCATCCATGTCGCCTACAGACATTGCCGGCATGGAGTGAATGGCGGCATTGAGCTGAGCCTGTTTCTCCACTTCGGCGTGCATTCTGACGCCCTCGTCCTGACCGTAGACGCTAATGAAGTCTGCTACATCCGGGAGCTCGGATACGTCGCCCGTGTTGATCGCGCGGGATAAGACGTTGTCCACGGAGCGTTTTAATTCGACCTTGGCCTGCTGAGCCTGCTGGCCTCGTCTCTGTCTGGAGGCGCGGAACAACTTGATCTTGTCAGGAAGCGGCAGTGCATCGATCACCGGATCGCCCGTTTGAACGTTCGGATTGAAAGCCACGTCCTTAGATGTCAGGCGCGGAGCTTCCGCCTTCTGAGACAGAAGTTTCCCGTTATCGTCTCGGCGTTCTCCATGAGGGCCGATAAAAATGTTTTGCCCGTTCTCTACTACCCAGTGGCCTCCGACATAATTCTTTCCATCGTGGTACTTGCTCTCGACACTAAAAGTCGGATGATTTGGCTTTTTAAACGTATCGGGGAAGTGGCCGTTTTCTGCTTGAGCCGCGCCCGCCTTCCATGCGCCTCTAAGGTCATAGTCGTAAACATCACGCTCATGGCCGATCTTCTTTGCCCATGCTTGGTACTGCTTTTCTTCGTCCTCAGTGAGTTGAGTATTAAATTTGTCGGAGTAATCGTTCTTATCGATTCCCAGCGCCTTATGGACCCCGGCGGTGATCGTCTCTTGGGAGTACGCGACCGCGCCAATCTCCTGGCGCATCATCGCGCTGATGAGCTTGGTCATCACCTGCGGGTTCTTGACGTCAAGGGCCTCTCCGGGATTGACGCCCATGGCCTTGCAGACATTACTGATGTAGGCGCGTGTCACGCCGTCGCTGGCGGCGCAGAATCTGTCCACAATGCCGTCCACGGTGTTGATACCGTACTTGGAGGCATAGGTCTTGAGAATCTTGGCCGCGGCGCAAATACCGTCCTGCGGGGTCTCGAAAATAGCATGACCTCGAGCGTCCTGGCCAACCATGCCGCTCCAGTTATTGCCGAAGACTTTGATATTGAGCGGATTGCAGAACTTGTAGCCGATCGTGTTCAGCACTTTGTCCGGAACACTGGGCGGTGTACCTAAGCCAGCCTGGGCGCCGGAGACTCTGACGTCGGCTTTTCCTGCGGCGCGTGCAGCCGACCCTTGGGTCAGGCCAATCGCTTCCGGACCACCCATTGCGTCCACTGTTTCCTGGAGCTGAGGCCATACGCGCTCACGCAACAAAGCATAGGTCTTGCGAGATACGTCCGGACTCATCTTCGTGGAGCCGACCTGCTGGAAGTGCTTAAGCGCCCCATACGGGTCTTCGACCGCCATCTGCTGATAGGCCGAGGCATAGGCCAGGGCGGAATAGTTGTCCTTTTGTCTTGCGATCCATTCAGGACTCTTGCCGCCGATCTTGCCCTGGTAGTCAACCTCATCCATGAGGCTTGCCATCGTGCGTTCGGAGTCCGGACCGAAACCGGAGAAGGCAAAGTCGTCGATCAAAGACTTGGCGCGCGTGTCCGAGACTTCTGCCTTATAGGCGGCATTTTCTTTCAGGCGGTAGCGCTGCATGGATTGATCGTAGGAGTTGATCTTCTCCAGCGCGACAGAAGTAAAGGCCTGTTTTGCGAGCGGGTTTTGCAGTTTATCCAGGTGAGTCTGATACGCCTTGTTCATGGCCTCGCGGGTCGGGTCATATCCCTCCACGGCGGTCTTGCCCTTCATGGCGTAGTAGCCGCTCTCCGGATTCCATTGCAGCTCTCGTAATTCTTGATCCAGGCCGTTGAGCGCCTCGTCGGCTTCCGCCTTGACCTGCTGGGCCTCGGCCTTTTGTGCAAATTTGACGCTTAAACCGATACCTGCCTTCAAGGGCTGAGTGGCCCGCTCCATGGCGCGTTCGTAGTCGAAGGTCGGCTGGACGTTTTCTCCGGGACGCGCAAAAGACTGTTCGCTCTGAGGATTCGGCGTGTTGTTCTGATAAATGGGTACCTGCATATTTATCTGCCTAAGATCGAAACTTTGTTATTGATCGAGAGAGGATTGAAGTTGTAAAGCGGCGTGAAAATCGGCTGGGCCGTAGATACCGCATCAACTCGGATTCCCGGATCGGCCGAGGAGATTCCGTCAATGCGCAGGCCGGGGTCAGCCGAGGAAATCGCATCGATCTTCAGGCCGGGATCTGCTCCGCTTATGGCGTCAACTTTGATTGGTCCATCTTTTGCCGGCTCTTTCGCTTTGCCCTCGGCAAGTTTTCCAAAGGCATAGGTCATGCCTACCTGAGACAAGCCGTTGAGCGCAGTGGACATGAAGTTCAGGCCCACGCTCTGCCTCTTGGCGTTAAACATCAAGGCCTGGTTTTTGAAGTCGGTAGCCCGCTGGCGATAGCCCCAGGCAGCGGCATGAGCATCGGTCTCAACGCGATTCTTGTTAATCGTCTTGATGATGTCGGTGGAAGCTGTAATCTGCGCCGCGCTACCGCTGCCGATCGCAACACCGTTGGCGGCGAGCGCAGCCTTCTGCCTGGCTTTGACTTGGCCTGCCTGCATCGTTTCGTGCTGGACCTTAGTCTCTGCTGCAAACAGGGTGTACTGCGCCTGCAATTCCATCGTCTTGGCATTCTCTTTGGCGATATTTGCCTGGGCCTTGGCGATAGCGTTGTTGTAGCGGGTTGTGAAGATCGAACCGACAGCGGAAATACCGGCAGAGATTCCCGTGCCGATCATTGAAGCGGTGTTGAAACTAAAGTCCATAAAACCTCCGATAGTGCGCTCAGTCTGACGCCGCCTCAGGCTTTAATGCGCACTATTGTCGGTTAGCTGATCTCTACCGTAGTCGTGATCGAGGTTATCCGGAGCGGCAGTGGTAAAGACTGCCTGATATAGACCTGGCCCTCGTCACTCCATTTAGGCTTAATCTGCAGGTCGTAAATACCGGAGCGCAGATTCGGAGGATATCCGGGAAGCTCGGTCGCACGCGGCTGCATGTGATAGAGCTTCTCAAAACTCGATCCTGCCGACACTCCGGACGATTCGTTAAGCCGTAACGTAACCTCCGTAATATTTTTACGGTGAGAGGTGCCGTAGGACATATCGTTAAGTTGAAGGTGGATCGGGAGCGTAACCATGTCGGAGTCGTATTGCAGGCCGACGTAAACCGTCGAAGCCTCATCCTCCAGCACAACTTTCCCGCTGACGACCTTCTGATCGGGTACGACATAGCCGTCGGCTAGGATCGATACCGTCTCTCCCTCCAGCCAGGAAAGTCCGGTGATCGTCGTAGTCGGGTTGCCCTGGTAGAAACCTGCGCAGTCAACGTAACAGGATTCGGCCCTTGAGGGCGACTGCACCTCGTGCATACGCTCGATAAATCGGACGGTCTGCCCGTTGATCCTGCGGCAAGTGACGACATAAGGGATGTCCTCGTAGCCCTCGGAGACAACAGTCACGGACTCAAAACTGCCGCGGGTCTCGATTGTGGAGAATGCTCCGATCTGCTGCTCCGGGATATAGGTGAAGGCCACCAATACGCCGTCGCTGGAGACCGACCAAATAATCGGATTCGGTGCTTTGGAGTAAGCAATATCGATCACGGTCTTATGGTCGAAAAGGTGCGGCGCACGAAGACATAAATCTCCGGAAATAAATCCGCCTCGCTCGTATGAGTAACCCATTTCACGAAGATGGCCGCCTCTGGCCGCGGCATACACGCAGGCCGAATTTACAACCACAGGGTTGACCGAGCTTGCGCCTTCTGCGTTCTGCGCCTTGAAGCTGATTGAGTCCGGCGTTAGGGCGTCCGTGTCCGTGGTGCCCACTACCCAGCACCCTGAGGCCGTGAGCAGAATAAGGCGAGACAGCGGGACAAGGTGGCGGATGCGGTTAACGTCTCGGGCGTAGATTCTGGCTGAGATTCGGTCGGTCGCCTGGACAGGTAAGTGATACGCCATGGAGTTCTCACTGCCTGCGGCCGTCATCCAAATATATTGAGGTTTGGTACGCGTGCCGGCAAAAATCTTGCGCTGGTCAAAGTAGGAAACTGTTCCCGGATATCCGGACGTAATTTCCGAGTCGTACCGTGGCGGCGTTATCCCTGAGTCCGGAGAGATCGCGTCATCGATAATCGAAGTTTCGGACGTTTGGCCGATATAGCTGTAGACGCCGCCGACGTTGCGATACACACGATACATAGCAGCGCCCGGGACGGCATTCCAGGTGAGTGTGTTGTAGGCGCCGTCTGCAAAAGGATTGCAGTCAATTTCAACGGTAGCCGACAGCGGGCTTTCCTCTGAGGCGTCCGCGTTCAAAGCCGTAACCCCGTATTTTCTCTTAAAAAGTCCTTTGTTCTTATCCTCGACGTCCGGACCGATTGTCTGGGTTACGGCCAGGCCCGTAGGTGCTGACAGTGTGGTATTAAAGTTCACGTTCTCCAATCGCCAGTCGGTCGCACCGTGTCGCCTCAGAGTTTTCGTCGGGTAATTGATATGCGCGATCGTAATCACGTCGATACTCTGGACGAAACTCAGCTCGAAAAGATCAGCCTCCTCATACGGAGTCGTGATTTCATACGGAGCATTGCCGGACATCAAAGTTTGCTTATGCGTATGGAAGCGGATGTACTTGTGGCCGACCTCCAGGACCATCGTCTGGTCCAGCGAAAACAAGAACGGGATCAGGCGGCATTTTTTGTCCGAGTATTTCGCGTGCGCCACGTACTCGAAACCCGGGCGCCGAAAGACAGGGCCCTGAGGCTCAACGATAAAATTTTTGCACTTGGCCAGGCCTGTTTGGTTCTTGGCGTCGTCCACTCGGGCGTACATGGTATTAGAGATTTCGCCGCCGCCGAAAGAGTTTCTAAAGATTCTGACTGCCATTACACGAACCTCGCTCTAAGCTGTGCCGCTAAATACTTCGGATGCTGGTGGGCGCTCTTTTTTGCGTCCCGTGTTTTGGCCTTGCTCAAGGCGTCCTCGGCATATTTGAGATACTTGTCCGCGCTCTGATTCTTAACCAGGGCACCCGCGAGATATGCCGCCAGGCGCATGACGAGGGCCTCGGTGAAGTAGCCCGGGAACATCTGCGGGTTGTTCAAGTAACGGGTGTAGACGATCACGGCGTCCTTGACGTCCGTCAGCAGGAACATCGTGTTTTCGCTTTCGCGATACTCGATCTCGTACGGCAGTGTGGTCTGCCAGGGTTGGCCGCCGGTGCAGTAAAGACCGACAACACACATGCAGTCGCTCGGCAAAGAGTAGCCGTAACGCCACGGGTACAGAGTTCGATCCAGCTCAACGTACTGGGGCGGCTTGTAGCGACTTTGGGCAAAGCTCCAGTTAAATTGCTCCAGCAGATAGCGCAGTGCCATCGGGTAGTAGGCCGCACACTGCTCTGAGTATTGCGTGCCGTCCGGAGGATCGATAGACGTAATGTTTGAGTCCGCACCGAGCTGAGACAGTGCGGCATTGCAGATTTCGATTTGATTAGCCATATAAATAAAGGCGGGTTTTACGCCCGCCTCCTCCGACAAATTTTCGGTTGTTTACTGCTGATTAGCTGTCACCGCTGGCTGCCGCAGTTGTCTTCTCAGTACGGAACTCCCAGCCCTCGCCTTCTTTGACCTGGCCGAGCTTGTAGTCGTTGCCGATCCAGGCCGTGACGGTGCCTGCCGTGACGCTTGTCGGGACGGTCACGATACGCAGGTAGCGTCTGTGCTCGAAGGGGAGTCCCACCACAATCAGATTCTTGAGCTCAGTGGGCGTGAATGCCTTAGATGTTGCGACAGTGGCAAAAGTAGAGTTATCGGCCGAGTCCTCAATCTTGAAGGCCAGGCTGGTGCCGGCCACGCCGCTGGCGGAGATACAAAGCGCCATCTTGTGACCGTTGACACCGGACTCTACCAGGGTGGAGCCGAAGTCAAGGCCACTGGACGTGAAGGCGGTTTTGGCCTCCTTCTTGTCGGCGAGCATCATCTTAATGTCGAAAACCATAACGCCTCCTATTAGGAAATTGTGATCGCGGATTCGCTTGCGTTCAGCACGTCCGTGCCGTACTGGTAGATCGGGATACCGCCGAAGGACAACATGCCTTCACGTTTGCCGAAGGTCTTGTATTCCAGCGTGTACTTCGTCTTCTCCAGGAGCTGCAGGTCATAGATCATGCCGACCTGGTCCGTGCAGTAGATACCGACATGAGAGAAGTCGTCGGTGCGCAGGCGGTGGCGTGCTTCAACGAACAACTTCAAGAGGTCAGCTGCGCCCTTGGCGGTAGTGATCTTGGAGGTATCGACGTTGGCGATACGGACAATGTTTTCCGGATTGCCTGCAAATACGCCAAGGTCATAGCCGAACTCGGTTACGTATGCCGGAAACATTTTGCCGTTAGCGTCCGGAACATAGATCGGAGATTTCTGAACTTCGACGGAAATACCTGCTGCACCGCCGTTTTCCGGGAAGAACAGAGTCATTTCTTCCGGGTGCCAGTTAACAAAATAGATCGAAGTGAGTGTGCTCGTCGAGCCGCCAGCCACTGTACCGCCGGCGTCAATGATGGAGTTCTTCCAGGCGCCGTTGTCTTTGTCCGGCAAAACGATATTCGCCAGGCCTAAGCAGTCTCTCGGATCTTTATCCGGATTGCCCTGGAAGACACGTTTGACCATACCGCGGGTTAAGCCGCGGATAAACATTTGGTCCTTGCGGGCGCGATACGGTGCTCGGTCTTTCTCCGGCATTCTTTCAAGCTGGAGCTTACCGATCACGGAGCGGTCGCGTGCGATACAGGACGGATAACGTACTGCACGACCTGTCGGGGTGGATGCATCCCAGCCTTCGTTAATACCGACGAGCTGGCCTTCCGGATATTTATCCGCCAGTGTGCCTTTCATACCCTGGCCGTCGTTGCCGCGCACCATAGTGGCACGATCAAAGAACGGCTGATAATCTCGGACGGTTTGAATGAAAACTTTCTTTGCTACGTCGCTGTCCGGAACGAGCGACTGCCATTCAGCCATTGTGACGGGCGTCATGCCGCTGAAAACGTCTGCCATTTTTAGTCTCCCAAATTAATAACCGTAAATATCTTGAGGTGTGATTGCTCCGGATACTCGACCTTTGGGCGGAGTATCTTCGCTGATTGCCGCGCCGACTCTTGCTAGGAATTTGATAAAGCCGGGGTGCGACCCAACAGGCAGCGAGAACAGTTCTGCGATATCTGCGTCATAGTTGCCGTCGGCGCCTTTACCGAATCGGTCTCTGACCTTAATCGCACGCTGGATGGAGGCGTCATAGTTGGAACCGCCGATCTCGGGGTCCTTCTTAGCCTTCTCCAGCCACTGGCCGCTGACCTTGTTAATAAACTCAACCTGCTGGGAAACCATCACGGGCGTGATCTCATCGATTACGGCCTGGGCCTTCTCCTGCGAGAGATTGAGCTTTTTGGCGATACCCTTAAAGGAGTCGACCACTGCGCTATTGAGCTCTACACCTTCGGGTGCTTTGAAGTCGGCGTAACTTTCAGGTGCCGCATCCTCTTTCGCTTCCTGCTTCTCTCCGTCCTGGCCCTCGGCCTTCTTGGCGTCGTCTGCCTCAGGCTTAATCTCAAGCGGATTGCTTACCGTCTGAGCGGCCTTAGTTTCGGGCGCCGGAGAAGTTTCAGTCTTCTCAGTACCGGCCTCCTTTTCAGTCGGAGCGGTGGTCTGAGAAGACTGCCCCTGGTCCAAAGGAGAAGACTGTTGCTCATTCTGCGAAGGAGGTACTAACGTCTCCTGACTGGTGTTTTGGGAGCCGCTGTCATTTTCTGTACTCATCCGATATCTTCCTTATCTCGGTGTATTGTTCCGGGCAATAGGTCATGACGTAGCTCAGCACGACAAGGCCGAAAGTTTTCTTTCCCTCTTTGTTAGCCATCGCGAGAGCGTTGGTGTCAAAAGAGGAGGAGAACAAGGCGCAGTCGGAAAAGAGTTTGTTAAACACAATCTTTCCGTCCCGCGTACCCAGAAGGCGGATGAGAGACTCTTTAAAAGCCTCGTCAAAGCTCGCTTTCTGCGCTTCGCGTTCTTGTCTTTCTTCCTTGAGCTTCGCTTCGTCAAACGGATTGCGAATCTTTCCTGACATTTAAAACCTTCAATAAAAATCAATGCGCACTTTTTTACTGCCCCATCTCGGCCTGGAGCGCCTCGACGGCCTGACCCGCCATGGTGTCGCCGCCTGCGGGGACCTTGCCCAACTTGCTCAAGGCGTCCACGCCCTGCTGAGCTTGCTCCTGCTGCGCCATCTGCTGTTGCTGCTGAGCTCTCTGCTGCTGGATCTGCTGCACCTCTTCGTCCGAGCGCAGTAACGAGGGGCTCACACCCTTCTTGTCGAAAATGATCTTGATGGCGTTATCCAAGTTGATGCGGTCAAGCACCGACGGATCGACTTGGGCCAGCTGGCAGACTTGGGTAATGGCCTCCATGTCGGTGTTGGCCTGGACCTCTTTCTGGGAGCGGGCGAGCATGGAGGTGTACTCAATGTTTAACTCGGTGCCCTGGAGCTCCTGGGGCGGAGGCGGAAAAACTCCGGCGCGGGAGAGGATCGAGAAAATGCGGCCGATAAAAGGATTCAGAACCTCGTTGTTGAACCGAGACAAAATCGGTCCGAGCATGATGAGTTTTTCCTCCTGGAGTCTCGCCACCGCGGTCGCGGTCATGCGCGCGATCTCGGCCTGGTTGGAGAGCATGAGGAAAAGGTCGGTAAAGAATGCCGCCTTGATTCTGCCTTGAACTTCTTGGATGTCCACGGTGATCGGGTTGATGTTTCCGACCGCAGTGGTGGCGTTATTCGACTGACTGCCGTTGGTCGGCATGTCCACGAAACTTAAGCCGCCCGGGGCGAAGTCAAGCTCGGCGTCCTTGGCCGACGTCGGCAGAAGTCTCGGGGGATCGACGATCAAGTCGATCGCGTTGCCTTTTTGCATCTGCTCGTGCTTGAGCTGGCGCACGTCACCCAGCGCGGTCATGCCCGGAGATTCGCAGGAATAGGTATCGGTCGAGATTGCTCCCCAGCGGCCCACGATTGCCGGAAATTCGTTATACCCGGATTCCAGGAGAATCGAGTGCTCGTCACTGTCGGCGTCGACCAGCATGTGAACCGCACGATACGGCATGTTCTTGTTGTCCTGCTTGGTGATGTCGCGATCGTATCTCGGCTCAATGGCATGGATGACGGCCTTCTCTTGGTCGTATTGCCGTTGGTCATAGAGCGCCTTAATGCCGCGCGGGACATTCTCATAGCCGTACTGCTGAACGATCTGCGCGACCGTCATCATCAGCTCGCGATACAGAGTATCCGGGATGCCCTTATGGTTGCAGGCGATCGCATACTCGCCGATCGTGAACGGATAGCAGTAAAAGCCGCGCTCATCATCCTCCTGAATCATCATGGCGGCCGTGCCGTAGAGACTGACCTCAAGCCAAAAGTGGTGCAGGCTTTGATAGGCGTTCGTTCTCGATAGGCCCATGTAGATGACCTGGGACACATCCGCGAGCCACTGCTTCACGGCCGGAGACTCATCCAGTGTGGGACTGCCGGTCGTGAGATAAAACCACTGCTGGCTAGGGTCCGTAAGTCCGGACATCAATCCGGAGGACAATAGGTTGCTGGCGCCGGTAGCCGTATTGTCGAAAATCTCATTGAAGCGTTCGCGCGCCTCGTTCTTCGGCCCGCGCAGCAGGAATTTGCCTGTTGCCGGCCGGATATGCGTAGCGATACTTTTCCACTGCGGGATAAAGGGATCGCGCTCCGTCTTGAGCTTTTGCCAGCGCGACAGGATGTGCGCACGTAATTCCTTCTTGTCCATCGGTGCCTCGCTTTTAGGCTCCGAGCTTGTTGCCCTTGCCTAAGGTCAGATCGGAGTTATTGATGCCCTCGGGCCCTGTCAGCAGCGTCGAGCCTCCGGATGCGTTCTGATCTAAGTTCTGCTCATAAATGCTGGAGACATCGGCCTCTTTAGCGTTCTGGCGGCGCATATCCTCGCGGGCCTTCGTCTGAGTAATCTCGTTATTGCGCTGTGCTTCCTTGGCCGCGGCCTTCTGCTGTCGGGCCTGCTTGTTGCTCGCCATAACGGAGGCGGCGGTACCTACCGCGGCCACGCCGGCACTGATTGCTACAGCTGTAGTGGCAGAAATTGCTCCGCTCATATTCATTCTCCCCGTGACATTAAAAGATCGGTTTCGTCAGTAAATTCGGCCTCTGCCTCCAGGAGCGTCTTAGCCTTGGTAGCAAAGGACATGGAAATAGTGGTGTCCTCGTAGGCGACAAAAATCTGTCTGCGTCCTGCCGAGGCTCGGAAAATATGTGTGCCTTTTAAGCGGACGGTTCTGCCGCCGCAGGTCATGGCGAAGTCCCCGGTGACCATGATGACCGTCGGGATCTTGATTAGGGCGCCGGCGATCGCCACGCCTTTGGGGACTAAGCACGTGCGGCAATACATGCCGGCATGAATGAAGCTTTTGGTCTTAATCTCGACCTGGGGCGCCGAGCGCATTTCCTCGACGCCTGCGGCCATAGCCTCCAGCTCTCCGGACGTGTTGGGCGGTATTTCAGCGATTACGATTTCAGTCATGCCAGGGCCTCATAAAAAACGGTGTTCATGCGTGTAAACCTCGGGACCCGGGCGAATAAAGTCTCCAGGCGCGAGCCGCTCCTGCATCCCCAGTAAATGCCTGAGGCGCCGGCGTCCTTGGCGGCTTGGCTTATAGCGTTAATGAGGCGGACCCCTGCCGCGCCGAGCCGAAAGTCCTTAGACAAGAAGACCGATTCGACTGAGGCCGTGACAGTGGAGTAATGCGGGATGACGGTCAGCACGAAGGAGCCGAAACCGACAAGCCGCTCACCGCTGAAGGCGCCGATCACTTTGAAGGCGCCGGACTCCTCGGCTTTGCGGTAATAATCGACGTTCGGCTTTTGAGGCAAAAAGGGGTTGCCTGACTCGGCCATGTATTCCGAGATCAGCATGTCGGCGTCCGGAGCGCTGAAAACTTCAGTGACCGTGACAGGTCTAAAGGTCAATACTTTTTCCATGGGCGCATTGTCGATCTCCGGACAAATTCAATGCGCACTTTTACAGCGACTTGTAGGGGTTTCGGATCTGACGTTTCCGTCTCTCAGTGAGCCGCGGCATATTGGCTGGGCCGTCCAAATACTCCTGGATCGGTACGGCAAAACACAAGGCGAGCGCGTCGGCTGTATCCGGAGAATTCATGCCGCGTTTTTTCATTGACTCCTTGCTCTCCAGGAGCAAGCGTCCTTTGCGGTCAAGGAGTTTTTCCGGAATACAAAGATCATCGGCAAGCTCCGGGCTATTGGGCAAACACCCGTTGTCGCGGATAAAGTCTCTCATCCGATCCCACATTTCCGCTCTCTTATTGGCCCAGCGCTCGGTGTTGCTGGAGCGGTTGGCCGCGATCACCTTGTGGATATGCGGGACCTTATCGACCATGTAGTCGTAAGGAGAGGCACCCACGCCGGTGTAGTCGATATTGATGTAAATCTTCGGGATGCCGAGTTTCTGCAATTCGCGTGCGTAAAGGATGACCTGCTCTCCGAGCTGGGGCCCCGTGAGCCCGCGGAAAATTTTTAACGGCATTGTGCAGTCGCGGCCGATTTTCGTTGCAATCACGGATCTGTCGTCGCCTTCTCGTGCGACGTCCACGCCTAAGACGGCAACGGTGGCGGCGTAATTCATAACGCCTACAGGGCGGTTGACTGCGGCGTCCACGTCTTCTCGCGTAATGAACTGTTTGGCAGATGTCGACGGGAAGACACCGCGCACACGAACTTTCACGAAGTCGGAGTCCTCGCCATAGTCGTCCACGTACTGCTGCAAGAGTTCCTTGTTCGTAATCTTGACCGTTCTGGAGTCGATGTTGTAGTGCAGCCAGCGGTGGCGCTGTTTGTGAAAAGCGTCGAAAAAGGCGCCCTCGGGTCGCGTCGGGTTTCCGAAAATACACCAAATAATTTGCGTATCGCGGTCAGTCAGCGCGCCTTTCGTAACCTCATAGATTTTCTCGGCGATCACGGACGCTTCGTCGAATAAAACGAGGATTCTTTTGCCTTGGTTATGCAGGCCCTGGAAAGCGTCGGTATTACTTTCGTTCCAGGGAATAGCGTCGATTCTCCAGGTGTACTTATGGCCCTTTTGGAGAGAATAGATCGATTCGGCCGCGACCTCGAACCAGTCCTTGAAAATGCAGACAGAATGCCATTTATGGAGCTCGGACCACGTCTTGGTTAAAAGCTGACGGCCCGTTTCCGCAGTGATAACGCCTTTTGTATCCGGATAGGTGCATATCGCCCAGAGAATGACCCAGGCGACCAAAGCGGTCTTTCCGATTCCGTGTCCGGACGCCACGGCAATTTGGATTGCCTGGTAGCGGGTCGCACCGTTTTGCAGTCGGTCCCTAATGTCGCCTAGGATTTTCTCCTGCCAGGTATCGGGCCCGTCGTATTTCTCTAGGATCCCCTCGCCCCAGGGGAATGCGTGGCGCACGAATGCGAGCGGATCGTTACTGAACCGCACTGCGAGCTTCTGTAAGTTCAGTTCGTAATTTTGATTTGCTAATTTTTCATTGTCCATGAGACCACCGTCAATACAAATGCGGTTATGGGTAATGGGAATGGAGCGGGCGAATAAAATCACCCCTCGCGCGGTCAAATTACAGATATTGCCTATCGGACCATGATAACGCCCCTCGTCGGGGCTGAGTTGGGGGTTTCACCCCTCCGACCGCCGAATTTCGAACACCCTTCGCCGTTACGTCACCCCGCCTCAATCCATCGCGGGTTATCGATTGGGGCGACTCGATCACCCCCATTTGCCCGGAGGTGCCGGCCGTCGGCGGGGATGTCTCATCCGACTGCCGACGTGTGGACAAATTGGTGGACATAATAGCGATAGTGCTCATAACCCATTGATTTATATGGATAGCGTGGCGGAGGATGCCTCCGCTATGTCGCTATTTCTCGTCCTTTTCCACTGCCGCCAGGATTTGCGCCAGGCGATTGGCGCGGTCACTAACGTCCTGAGTGACTTCAAGCTTGTCTCTGAATTTACCTCTTAAGCGGCATATCGTTGTGAGCGCCTGGTTGGCGCCCTTGGAGTCAAACATAAATACAGCATGGCCCGCCTTGTCCTTCTTCGGTTTGCCGTCGAAGTTGTAAACCTGTTGCGGCTCAGAGCATTTTTCAAGGATATCAATCGCTTTTTTAAGCTCGAAGTCCTCTTCTAACTGCATTCTTTCGTTGCGCTCGGCCTGCCGCTTGCTTATCGCGCGGGTGATCTTAGGCGTTCTGAGCAATCGAGCTGCATTTACTGCCGCCGAATTATCCGTAGTAACGTTATATCCCGCTTTTTTGTAGGCTTCTGTCGCATTGCCGCCGTTTTTCAGGTATTCGGAGACAAATGCGGCCTGTTTCGGTGTCAGGCGTTCTATTGTTCCAAACTTGGTGCTCGACATAATAAAACCTCCGTAATCAATGAGTTGATTATCGGAGGCTGTCGCTCAATAATGCGCACTATTTCCGAAACTGCTAAAACCGAATTTCCGCTCCTACAGCCGTTCAAATTTCGTCGGACGATAAATCATATTAATTTTTTCCGATCGCTCTCCTGCGGTCGATTTTGACGCCTTCCCGCCCTATTTATTGATCGTTGCTTTAACAAACTTTACAGGGTGCTTCCCTCTTATTCTTCCAGCGAAAAAGTCTCTCACCGTCCGCTTCGGTATCTCCATCTTTGCCGATATCTCGTTAAGCGAAAATCCTGCCAGGCGTAAATCAATGCACTGCAGGACTTCATTGTCTGTATATCTCGCGGCCTGATGGCTTTCGCCGACATACGCTCCCAGCGGGCCGATAAAGTCGACGCCTCCGGCCCTAAGACCTAAAGTACTCTGGATGTTCTCTCTTAACTCTTTCAATCGCCGCTTGTAAGGTCCGCTGGCGGCCGAGTCCATGAAGTTTTTGTGCCGCTTTCGCGGCTTCAGTGAGTAATCTTTGGGCGTCATGAGGTAATACCGTATGAGGTTGATAGGTTGATTGTTTTTCGGCCATTCTTATCTCCCCGGGATGCCTCCAGCGGGTTGCCGCCGCCGGAAGCGTCTAAACCGCTAAAGCTCAAACTTCGGTCACGATTCCGTTTGAGCTATGGAAACCGACGTCAAAAGGCGTGCCGTCTAACCGCGTTGTAAAAAACAGTCTTGCGTACATCGTTGCAAGCGTCTCCGGGATTCCGAAAATGCGTGCACATCTCTCGCCTTTCCGGTTGTACGTCACCACTGCATAGGCCTCGCAGTATCCGCTCTTGTCGTCTCCCTCCCATGCCTTGGGCGCCGATTCAGAGTAGCCGACCTGGATCGTCCAGTGATTTGCGGGATCGCACCCGAACAAGTTGTCCTCTGCGCATGTGCCGTAGACGAAAGCGTCTAGAGCGTGGAATGTCTCCATAAAATTGAGGACATCCTTTACAGGAGGGCAGTTGTACATGCCTCCGTGATACAGATTGCTGTCCCAAACTCGCCCCGCCTTGAGTGCATAGTCGACTGCGACAGATAAGACCTTTAACTTTTCTAAAACCTTTGATTCTTTCTCTAATAACATAGTAGAAACCCTTAGTTAGGGTGCAAAAACGCATTTTTAAGACCCTTTTCCTAAACTTCCCTATACGCGTATATGAGAGAAGTTTTAGAAATAGATAGTATTTTTGCGTTTTTACACCCTTTACCCCTCTAATCCTTAATCGACAGCCTCAAAACCGACTGCTTTTACTTTGATGCCTTTAAAGCAAATAACTCCTTTTTGATAGACAGTTTCAAAACCTCTTTCCTCCATTGCGTTAAAAAACCATTTCTTCCGTTCCTGATACTGCGGGACACTAGAGTCCCTTGCATACTGCTTCCAGGCGTTGTAAGCCTCAGACCGCGGCCACCGCGCATCAGGCTCGATAGCGCAGTGCTCTGAGAAAAAGTCCGACATCGGGTCTTGGGCCGATCTGTATGCTTTCTGCTCTTTGCGTATGGCCTCCGGCACCCGCAGGCCGCGCTGCTGAAAGCGGAGGGCGCCGGCAATGCACTTGTTCAGGAAACCGGAGAGCTCGGCCTCAGATTTTTGGTCAAATAAGGGATCAGCGCGCTCGGCATTGAAGTTGCCTAAGTGGCGTACCGGCAGCAGTCGATCCCACATGCCCTCGCTCTGGTCCTCGACGATCGGCTTATGGTTGGACACGAGCACCGGCAGACAGCACGGCGTGAAAGTGATTGAGCTCTTGGCCCACGTCTGACGTCCGGTCATCGGGTCGCCGCCGGTCAACTGTTTAACCAGAGAACTATTGAGGCGGCTGCCGTCGGAGGTCTCCACGAGTGTCACCAGCCGCTTGTCTTTAAGTCGCGTGATGTCTTCTCTGGCGCCGCCGGCCGAGCCGCCTTTTCCCTCGATAAAAGTCTTTTGGTCGGCTCCGACGTGATAGCCCTCTTGACCATTGCCCATCATCTTGATGGCCAGGTTGAGCAGTGCGGATTTACCGTTGTGGCCTAAACCGAACATGATTAAGAAAGACCTGCGCAGGCGCCCCGTCATTCCGGCGCCGAAAATGTCGTAATAGAACTCAACGATCTCCGGATCACCGTTGCATATCTCCAGCATTCGGTCGTCGATATAAGGACAAGTCGCGTCCTTGTCGTAGTTGACCGGGGAATGGAGCGTAATCATGTGCGCGGGATCCCCGGGAATAAATTCACCGGTCTTTAGGTCGATCTCGCCGTTGTTCACTCCGAAGTAGCGCAGATTTTGGTTGAGCTCGTGCGGGCTGATAAGTACGCTGTTGTCTCCGTCGGAGAAAGACTTAAAAGCCTTGAGCATGTTCTCCCAGGTCTTGGGATTGCAGCACTTGGAGGCGAAGTCTTTGAGCTTAACCGCGCTCTCGCTGTCTAGGCCTTTGGCTTCTTCAAATAAGGATTCGACCGTCATCCTGGCGTAGCCCATGATGGCCTCGTTGGGCGTTTTCTTCCAGCGGATTCCGTTCCATGTATACCACTGACCGTTAATACAGTCCCATTTCAATCCCCCCTTGTAGGTGTCGCGCATCCTTTCGGCCAGGCCGAGTTCATTGGGTGCGTAATCGGAAAAGGTACTTTTCTTAAACCATCCCTGTATACTCGTCTTTGTGATTGATCCGGCGCCCAATTCTTTCAGGCGCTTTAAGGCGTAATTCGTGAAAACCTCTCTGTCTGCTCGATTGGACAGTGAGGTTTTTCTCGCTAATGTCTCGACGTCAAACTCGTCGACGCATTTAGCCAGTGCGGCAGTGAACTCTGCTTTTGCCGCGATTCGCATCTGCTTTTCCCGGCTGGCTTTGGCCTCTTCCGCTTTGGCGATCACGGTCGGCATGCGGATCAGCTCTTCTTTACACTTACCGATCTCAACGAACGAGGCCCATTTTTCCGCGAGTGCCTTGGATCCTTTGTCCGGATAATTTGCCGACTTGCTGCTCCATTCGTCCCAGAGTCGGAATGCTTCGTCCGAGCCGTCGTACTCCAGGTGCAGCGCCATGCCGACCTCAAGCCAGTCTTTGTATGCGTCTGCGTCAATATGACTGATGATCTTCCTGGCTTCCGAGAGCGGGATGTTTCTGCACTTCATGCACTCGACGTCGAAGGCCGTAAGCGGTCCTGCGTTAGCGGACACCGAGCGGCCGGCGCCGCCTCTTTCCTTTAGCTTCCAGTCGTGTTTGACGGCGTAGTCGTTAACAATGCCGACAAGCGACTGAGCCTCCTCCATTGTGACGATTGCCAGGGATTCGGCCGGATGATCGAGCGGAGTCTCCTGGTTGATCCATGAGTACGGCTTTCTGGTAATTTTATGGATACCGAGCGCGACAAATTGCTGCCCCTTAGCGAGGATCTCCAACTGCTGATCTTGGCCGTGAGAGTCCACGAATTTGTGAGATGAGATTTTGGAGAAACTTTGGTCTGTCCGGACTAAGAACAATGTCCGGGGAAATCTACCGACACGTGATAAGAACGAGCGGCCGCCGCAGAACTCGGTGATTTTGTCATGCAGCAGCTTGAGCAGGTCTTTATCAGTGATATCGCAGTCAATGCCGATCACTTTATGCTCGCCCTGTCCCGTGAGCAGACCTATGCCGCAGCCGGCATGGATCTCAGCGTCGTCCGGCTTGAATCGGTAGGATGCCCATCCTTTCTCAAGGTCCGGGAATTTCTCTCCCGGCGTGATCGGTATCGGCAAATAACCGTTGTCGACAAGCCTTTGGGCGGCTTGGTCGAAGGTAATAACTTTCTCTTGGGTCATAAAACCACCTTTTCTTCTCCTTCGTCTAACATAAAAGCTGAAGTCATTTTGCTTTCTCTTTTCTGGCTTCTTCCGTACAAAGCTGAGCGACAAGTTCTCTGAGCTTGTCGACGATCTTGTAGCTGACTTCCGTGTAGCGTTTTGATTTGATCTTGCTGACTGTGCCCTGGGCGATACCGAGCAGAGCAGCGATTTGGTGCTGTTTGAGACCGGCTTTTTCAAGTTTGAAAACTGCGGCGTCGGGTGAGAGTAATGAAGCGGCCATATAAACCTCAAGAATTATAACTTTAGTTAATATATTCTAATTCTTTTCGGAATATGCACACAACTTTAAGACTGTTAAAATATTCCCATTGGAATTTTTATTGAGATCGTGCGATGTCTACTTTTGCTCAAAACCTAAGAGCGCTAATGGAAAAACACGGCGTCTCCCAAAACGAATTAGCAAGGTCCGCAGGTCTTACCCAGTCGGCAATCAACAAGATACTTACGGGCAAGACAAAACAGCCAGGTATCGATACCACTGAAGCAATAGCTCGTGTCTTAAATGTTTCAGTAGCGCAATTGATTTACACACCTGACCTTCCTAAAGACGCCGATCCGGTTGCGGGTTTCCGCCGCGTTCCTTTAATCAGTTGGGTACAAGCCGGACTCCCTACTGCAGTTTCCTCTCTTGATGACCTCGATAAATGGTACATCTGCCCAGTGAGCATCAGTAACGAAGGCTTTGCGTTAAAGGTCCGAGGCGAATCCATGGAACCGATGTTTTACGAAGGCGACATTGTCTTTATCGATCCTGAAGTTCCGGCAGAATCCGGACGCATTGTGGCAGCAGTTGACGACGGCGCAGCAGACCCGGAAGCGACACTCAAGAAACTCGTAAAGGACGGCTCGGATTATTACCTGAAGGCTCTTAATCCGGATTGGCCAGGCCCTAAATTCCAGCCGTTTACCCAAAGCATGAGAATCGCTGGCGTGGCTGTTGGCAAGTACGTAGAACTGTAGAGCTCAAGCAAATGAAAAGTTTAGTTGTGCAAATAATCTTTGTTCTTTGTGAACTGGCGGTGACATTGCCTTATGTGCTTTACGTCGACAAGCTACGAAAAGACCATGAAAAATGGCGGAAACAATTATTTGCGAAGGCTCACAAAGCCGAAGATGAGGGTAGAAGACGGGAAGCAGAACAACTTAGAGATACCGCAATTCGAGCGCTGGCGGATGATTTCGGGCTTCCTTGGTACGCCAGGGGGATCATTCCTATATTCGTATTGTTTATTTTGGGGTTCATTGTCTTTGAGGCCTTTTCTTACATAGGTTTAGGCCCTTATATATGGTTTGATAGCGAATACGACTACTGCGAAAACCACCGTTGCTAACATTTATCCGCCTTCGGGCGGTTTTTCTTTGTCCTCTTAAATTCCTATTGGAATTATTTAAACTATCGGCATTGATTTTATATTCCTAAAGTTTTAAATTCGTTTGTGAATTGATTAAGTTCAAAGGACAAACGAAATGCCGAATACCAAAAGCGAAGGTCCCTACATCTTCTCAACGGACGAACAACTCCGCCAAGACCTAAAGAAAACAATGGTCGACCGCGGTTTCACCGCCAGTAAACTCGGCCGAGCTCTTAACCTCCCGGCTCAAACATTTAGTAGATTCTTAAACGGCCGCGTCAAAAAGGCCTGCGACAATGCGAGCAAATATGTCACCTGGCTGAATGAGCAGGATGCAACGTTTTACAAAACTCCTCTTGCCGCATGGTTGACTCTCCAAACCTGCCTTATTGATGTTGCCGGTCGCACCGGTGAACTTCCTCCGGACGCCTTGGCCGCCACCTCCGAACTTAACGGCTTCTTTTCTTCTACTAAGTGAGGCAGTCATGCGACGCGAATTTAACGACTTTGAAATCGCCGTCGGCGCGCTCGTCGCCTTCCTCGGTTTCTGGGGTTTTGTTTACCTCGTCTTCAGTCTTCCGGAACTGCTCGGAGGTCTCTTATGAACTCAGTTTTTAACCTCGCCTCCTACAACTTCAATCAGTTGACTGATGACGAGCTTCTCTCCTGGCTGCATTCCGAAGGCTTAACCAATATGCCGCCGATCATTCGGACATTGGCTTATCGCCTGGAGGCCGTTCAGAACGACGTGGCCTATGCCCAGGAGGAGACCGAAGAGGTAAAGGAAGCGCTCAGAAAATTTGATGAGGATGTAACCGAAGGTCTAGGCGATCTTGAAAAGGAGCTTTGCGGCTATGCATCCGACCTCGAAAAAGCAACTGACACGATTCTCGAATCTGAAGGAAAGATTCTGTTGCCGGACGGCACGCTTATCGATGACCTCGATCTCGACGAAGACTCTCCGGACGATCAGATCGTCGTATCCCGCCGCCAGCTAGACGCCATCCGTGCCCGAATCGACAAGATCGGCTACGCCATTTCCAACCTAGAAACCGGGGACTTCTTCCCCGATCGCCCTTCCATCTAAGACTAAAGGAGATATTTATGTCTTTAGAAACTGCCATCCAAGAAAACACCAAAGCACTGCAATACCTGGCTGAGATTGTTAAACAGGCCATGAGCATGAAACCCGTGCAGGCTCCTGTTGCGGCCGCCGCTCCGGCGCCCGAACCGAAGGCCGCCTCTAACGAACCTGTAGCCGCGGCTGACCTTCCTCCGGCGGCAGCGCTAGCACCTGCTCCGGAGCCTAAACCCGAACCGAAGGCCGCTCCCGCCCCCGCGATCAACCCTGTCGAACTTCGTGAAGCCATGGTCTCCAAACTGCAAAAGCTCTTCGAGCATTCGCCAGCCAAGGGCGCCGAGATTCTCCATTCTTTCGGCGTAAGACGCCAGTCCGAACTGCCGGACGAAAAACTGCCCGCTTTCTGCGATGCCCTGGTTAAAGCTCTCCAAGCTGAAGGAGTTCTGTAATGGCCCACGCTCTTTTATCCCCGTCATCTGCACACCGCTGGATGTCTTGCCCGGGAAGCGTATCGCTCTCCAGACTTTTCCCTGACGAATCGTCCTCTTATGCAGAGGAAGGCACACTCGCCCATGCTTGGGCCGCACACTTCCTTGATCCGCAGAATCAGCCCCAGCCGACTGAGGCCTTGGGCTCAGACAACATGACCTTCGTCCAAGACTATGTCCTTTTCGTTGAGCGTGAAACTGCGGGCGGTGTCCGCCGCATTGAGTATCCGGTTTCTGTCTCAGAGGTCACCGGTGAAGCTAATGCCAAGGGCACAATCGACTGCGCCGCATTGGTCAACGGCACGCTCAAGATCATTGACCTTAAATTCGGTAAGGGCGTGAAGGTCGACGCCGAGCACAATACCCAGCTCATGATTTATGCCGCCGGCGCCCTGCCCTTGTTCGATGTGATCGACGAGGTCAAAGACATTGAGCTCACGATCTTCCAGCCGCGCATTAACAATATTTGCTCCTGGAAGCTGACGCCCGCCGAGCTGGATGAGTTTGTGAACAAAGCCCGGGCGCGAGCGTCTATTGCGATCAACTATCTGCACGCCGATCCTCTGCCGCCGGACGCGCTCAAACCGTCCGCCGACGCCTGCCGATTCTGTAAAGCTAAGGCGGCTTGCCCGGCTCTTCAGCAGAAGGCAGCAGAAGCATGTGATTTCCGTCCGGTGCTCGATCGCGGCCAGGACATCCCGATCGTTCCGGAAGAAGCTCTGAGCTCGGAGCAGCTCTCGTTAAATCTCCAACTCGCTGACCTTTTGGAGCCGTGGATTGCCGCGGTGCGTGAGGCCGCCTACGACCAAATGATGCAGGGCGTTGAGGTCGAAGGATTCAAGCTCGTGCTCGGCCGCCCGGGTAACCGCCAGTGGACCAGCAACGCAGAAGCCGAGGCCATGCTCAAGTCTTTCAAACTGAAAGAGGACGAGCGCTACACGTACAAAGTCATCACTCCGACCGCCCTGGAGAAACTCCTGAAGGCGGGTCGAATCGGCGAGCGTCAGTGGAAGCGCGCCGAAACCATCATCACCAGGAGCGAACCGGCCCCGACCGTCGTACCGGCAGCAGACAAGCGGCAGGCATGGTCTCCGACCGCAACCCCATCCGATTTCACACCTATCTCTAATTAATAAGGAGCACAACTATGGCATTCAATATTTATGGCCGTCTCTCTTTTGAACACGTCTTTACTCCGTCGTCTTCCAACGGCTCGGACCCCGTTTACTCCGCCTCCATCCTCATGCCGAAAGGCTCTCCGGAAGTCAAAAAAGTCGAAGACGAGATGATGCGCGTGGCCACTGAAAAATGGGGCGCCAAGGGCAAGGACGTCCTGGCCAAACTGGTGAGAGAAAACCGCGTTTGTCTGCGCGACGGCAGTACTAAGGATTACGACGGCTATGACGGCATGATGTTTATCTCTGCTCGTAATCCTCAGCGCCCGAAAGTTTTTAACCAGAAGTGCGAAGAAATCTATAAGGAAGATGGACTCGTTTACTCCGGCTGCTACGTCAATGCGCGCATTGAAATTTGGGCGCAGGACAACCCTAAGGGCGGACGTCGTATCAATAGCAAACTCCTCGGCATTCAGTTTGCTAAGCACGGTGACGCTTTCGGCTCCGGTTCCGGTCCTGCTAAGGCCAGCGACTTCGAGGTGATCGAAGATGACGAGCCGAGCGACGACGACAAGAAGCCCTGGGAGTAAGCCATGGCAAAGACTAAAACGGAGGGCCAAGGCGTTGTGCTCGGACTATCCGAGATAGAAGCCTATGCGGTCATGTCTGCAATTAAGACAACTCTTGAAGTTGAAAGTGATTTTGATCCTGAAACTTCCGGATTCGGAGAATTTGCCAAAAAGCTGTACCTCAGAAGTTTGACCAACGTAATTGACCTCTTACAAGCCGCCCTGATAAGCAAACAGGGGCCAACTAACTAAAGCCTTTTTAACCATCTGCCCTTCGTCTGAGGGGCAGTTATTAAGGAGACTAAATATGACAACCCTCTGGGCAGACTTAGAAACCTTCAGTACCCGTGACATCATGAACGGCCCTCACCAGTACGCAGAAGACTGCGAGGTGCTGCTGTTTGGCTATGCGATTGATGACGGTCCGGCAAAAGTTTGGGACGCCACGACCGGCGAGAGAATGCCGTTTGAGCTGGAGGCCGTGCTTGCCGCCGCAGAAATGAATGCTCCGGACGTCAATCTCGTTTGGCATAACGGAGCTAATTTCGACGTGCCCGTCCTGCGCAAGGCCAAAAACCTCCATGTTGACATCCCTTTCGAGCGCGTAGATGACTGTATGGTCAAAGCGTATTCCCACGGCCTGCCCGGATCGCTGGGCGCTCTGTCTGAGATTTACGGTCTCGGCGTTGACAAGGCGAAAGACAAGGACGGCCGGCGCCTCGTGTTGAAATTCTGCAAGCCCGACAGTAAGGGCAACGTGCGCAACCGCACGACGGATCCGGAGGATTGGGCCCGCTTTGTGAACTACTGCCGCCTGGACGTCGAGGCCATGCGCGCGATCTACAAAAAATTGCCGTCCTGGAATTGGGGCCCGCGTGACCGCGCCCAGTTCGTAATCGACCAGCGCATTAATAATAGAGGTGTCCGGATGGACCTCGATCTTGCCCGTGCAGCGATCGCTTTGGCCGATAAGCTCAAGGCCGAAAACGCCAAGCGCACCCAAGACCTCACTAATGGAGAAGTCGCGGCCGCAACTCAGCGCGATGCGCTCCTGGCGCACATCCTGCAGCAGTATTGCGTCAGCCTGCCGGACCTCACTAAGTCCACAATCGAGCGGCGTCTCAACGACGAGAATCTGCCGGAAGTCGTTAAAGAACTATTGCGCGTTCGCCTGGCGTCCACTAAGACGAGCACTGCCAAATACAAAAAGCTCATTGCCTCGACCAGTGCGGACGGCCGCATGCGCGGATGTCTCCAGTTTAGAGGTGCCACCCGTACAGGCCGCTATGCGGGACGTCTCATGCAGTTGCAGAACCTGCCGCGCCCGACACTCCCGCAGTACATCATTGACGCGGGTATCGAAGCGATTAAGGGCGGCTGGGCCGAGTACCTGGCTGAGCCGGGCGAATTGATGTCCTCTTGTTTGCGGTCCTGCATCATGGCCACGCCCGGGAAGCACCTCGTCGTAGCCGACTTGTCCAATATCGAAGGCCGGATGCTCGCCTGGCTCGCCGGTGAAGAATGGAAGCTCAAAGCATTCCGAGACTTCGACGCCGGTCACGGCCCTGACCTCTATAAAGCGACTTACGGCCGCACTTTCGGTATCCGTCCGGAAGACGTAACCAAGCACCAAAGACAGATCGGTAAGGTTATGGAATTGGCCCTCGGTTACCAGGGCGGCGTCGGTGCATTCCTCACGTTCGCCTCCGCATATTCGATTGACCTGGATGAGCTTGCCAAACATGTCCGCGAAAATATTTCCTTCTCCTACTGGGGACAAGCCGAAGGGTCTTATGAGTGGTACAAGGAAAAGAAACTCACTCACGGCTTAAAGCGCGAAACCTTTATCGCCTGCGAAGCGGTCAAGCTCGCCTGGCGTGATGCGCACCCGGCGATCCAAAAGTTTTGGGCCGATGTCGACAAGGCCGCAGTCTCCGCGCTCAAGGGCGTGCCCGCTAAAGCCGGCAAGGTTTGGTTCAGTAAAAACGGATCTTGGCTCCGTATGAAACTGCCTTCCGGGCGCTTTATCTGCTATCCCGGCGCCCGCCTGGAGGATGGCGGAGTCGGCACCGGCACCTTCTCCTACATGGGGATCAACCAATATTCCCGGAAGTGGTCCCGCATTCCGACCTACTCCGGAAAAATCGTAGAAAACGCGACCCAGGCTGCAGCCGCCGACATTCTGATCGGTGCGATGGCCGCCATCGAGCAGGCAGGGTTTGAAATCGTTTTCTCAGTTCACGACGAATTTATTACAGAAGCCGCACTCAACAAGGACAACTCCGAGCTCGAGCGACTAATGGCAACACCGCCCTCCTGGGCACCGGACCTGCCGCTGGCTGCGGCCGGATTCACTTCACTTAGATACAAGAAAGATTAACCATGTTGACAAGCACATACATTCAAGCCCAAAATACAAGTGCCGTCGAAAACGGACGGTACGGGCTTGGCAGCCTGTTTTTGTCAACTGGCGCATTGCGCCACCTCTCGGGTGGTATTTTTGTGCGTGCTTGCATTACTTTAACGAGCGAGCGCTGCGGGACATCGAAAGATGTGCTGCGACCAGTTGCGCAGTCTGCCAACCCGCGGTGCCTCGCTCTCCATCTTGGCAGGTGGGTTCGAGGCTTCACTGAAAACAACTGGAGTCTTGTAATGCAAGAAAACTCATCTATTGGTGCATCCGCGCCTGTCTTATCTATCGTCAAAAATCAAGTCACAGCGCTTTCTACCGACGTCGCTCAGTTTTTTGGAAAGTTGCATAAGCACGTCATCCGCGATATTGAAAATCTGCTCTCTAACCTGCCTGCCGAACGTCAGTCCAATTTTGGACAGACGTTCGTAACCCGCGCCAATCCTAAGAATCCGCAAGTTAAGATTCAATCCAAAGCCTACCGCATGACTCGTGACGGTTTCACGCTTCTGGTCATGGGTTGGACCGGAGAGAAAGCGCTTCAATTCAAACTTGCCTGGCTTGATGCTTTCAACAAAATGGAAGAAGAACTCAGAGCCAAAAATACGGTTCAAGCTCTTCCTCTCTCCTCTCCACTTGGAAAGTCTATCGCGCCAGCTATCAATGCGGCTCCCATGCTCCATGGACAACTTCAATGCGTCCAATTAGCCATGAAGGATCGTTTTACCAATCAGCGTGATTTACTCCGCGCTTATTCAATCCTTCAGCACCATTTTTGCGTAACGTCGTATCGTCAAATTCCCGCAGCGAGATTTGATGAGCTCATGGACTACATCAAATCTATGGAGATGAAACCCCTCCGCGTAAAGAAATCCAATGCGTTCCTAGCAACATCAGATAACGACCTTATAAGTCGCTTCGGGATCACCATCATAAACGGGGAACCCAAAATTTATGAGCTGGGCGATGCGTGGCATTTAGTCAGGGTGGGCAGCTATGAGTGGATCAAGGCCTACTGCGAAAACCGACTGCCTGCTAACCAAGTACCTGATTTACTCAAAGCACTTCTCCACCGCTTGAATAAAGAAACTCTCTAATAAATAAAACGAGGGGCCCTCGCCCCTCAAAGGATAAATCATGAAGATTCTAATCATCGTTTTAGCTTCGATTTTTGCCCTGATAGCAGGCATGTTTATTACAGGCCTTCTGACCAAAATTGACAGCCTGACGTATCAAGTCCTCCAGCTTCAGGCCCGCGTCCGCCGCATGGAGAAAAAAGAGGAGAACCGATAATGACGCCCGAAGGCAAAGTCGTCGCGCTGATTAAAAAACGCATCAAAGAGGCGGGCGGCGAGGTTCGTAAATGCTCCTGGGAGAACTGCCGGGGAGCGCCCGACCTGCTCGTCATGCTCCCGGGCGTGCATGCCTGGATTGAGGCGAAGGCGCACAACGGCGCGCTCAGGCCTCATCAGGTCCGCGAGCATGCTCGGTTGCAGAATGCCGGATGCCAGGTCTACGTCGTATGCGGCGAGGATCAGGCCGAGTCCCTGGTGAGCCACCTTGTTGCATTGTCTCGATCTGTGGAGCCGTAACTATGCCGAGAGATTTCAAGCCCTGGCCTTACCAGGAACTCATGATCCGATTCGCTTTGAAAAATAAGCGCTGCGGATTGTTCGTCCCGATGGGCATGGGCAAAACTTCAAGCGCGCTCATGATTATCCAGATCCTAAAAGATCTTTATGGTGAAGGTCCGGCGCTTGTAATCGCTCCGCTTGCGGTAGCCCGTAATGCCTGGCCGAGTGAAGTGCGGAAGTGGAATGATTTCAGCCACCTCAAAGTGTCACCGATCCTCGGCAGCACGAAGGAGCGCGTCAAGGCCTTACATACCAAAGCCGATGTCTATGTCATTAACTATGACAATCTGCAGTGGCTGGATAACTATCTCACGAGCCATAACTACACGTGGCCCTTCCCGGTTGTCGTAGCCGACGAGTCCACCAGGCTGAAAAGTTTCCGGACAAGACAAGGTTCTAAGCGAGCGAAGGCGCTGGCCAAGTTCACCAACTTCTTCAGGCGGTTTATTGCGCTCACCGGTACGCCCTCTCCTAACGGGCTCAATGATCTGTGGGGCCAGTTGTGGTTTATCGACAACGGCCAGCGCCTGGGGAAGTCTTTCACCGCGTTTCACGAGCGTTGGTTTAGACCTCTGAGAGTCGGCGCGACTGCGGCCGCCGTGCAGTGGGTGCCGTTGGAGCACGCCCAGGAGCAGATTCAGAATGCCATTTCGGATGTCTGCTTGTCGATTAAGGCTGAGGATTATTTCGATTTAGACAAGCCGCATTTTGTGAACGTCGAAGTCGAATTGCCGGACGAGGCAAAGGCGCTGTATGACGACATGGAGCGGGAGCTCTTTGTCGAGCTGGCCAATGCCACCACGGTGGAAGCAGCTAACGCCGCGGCTAAAACGGTGAAGTGCCTCCAGCTCGCCAACGGTGCGATCTACACCGACGACACCCATAACTGGCAGGAGGTGCATACGGCCAAGCTCGACGCGCTCGCCTCCATTGTCGAGGAAGCTGCAGGCGAACCGCTCCTTGTGGCCTACCAATTTAAGACAGACCTTGCCCGCATTCTTGAGGCATTCCCAAAAGCCCGCGCCTTCGATAAACGTCCGGAAACAGTCGAGGCTTTTAACAACGGCGAGATTCCCATGCTCCTGGTGCACCCCGCGAGCGCCGGGCACGGCCTGAGTCTGCAGGACGGCTCCAGCAAGCTCGTGTTCTTTAGCCAGTGGTGGAATTTGGAAGAGTACCTCCAGGTGATTGAGCGTATCGGCCCGATGCGCCAAATGCAGGCCGGCCACCCGCGAGTCGTCACGGTCTATCAGATCCTGGCAAAGGACACGATCGACTATGTGGCCTTGGCTAAAAAACGATCTAAGCGGGAAGTTCAGGACATGCTGCTGGACTACCTAAGAAACAAAGGAGAGAAAAATGAACCTTCTCGATCAAAGAATTAAGACGTTTGCATCCCAGGGGCTGAGTCCATATGAGATTGAAGAGAAGCTCGGGATCAAACACTACACCATCCGTATCGAACACCACGAAGCCCTTATGGCCGGTTATTCCAGTGACACCAAAAGCGAAAAGAAATTAGCGGCAAAAGAACGCAAAAGAGAATATCAGCGCACCTATGATGCGGCCCACCGTAAGGAGCGAGCCCGCAAAAAACGACAGCGTTATGCGAATGATCCGGAGTTTCGGAAGCGCAAACAAGAGGCGGAAAAAAGATACAGAGAAAAACACGCGCTCGAGCTTAGCGCAAGACGTAGAGAAAGATATTGGAAGAAAAAGGAAGAGGAGTTAAGACATGTCTGATTTAGTAAACCATCCCGCCCATTACGAAGAGCAATCCATTCGCCTGGAGCCGATCGACTTCTGCGAGCGGCTCCCGTTCTGCGAAGGTAACGCCATCAAATATTGTTTCCGGGCCGGCCATAAGGAGGGCGCAAGCGAGTTGCTCGATCTTAAAAAAGCTCAGTGGTATTTGAATCGCAGAAGCTCAGAGGACGCTTTGGAAATGAATGACCGCGACTATGCGTCCTTCCTAAATATGACTCGCTTATTTAAGCGCTCCAGCGGTATCTTGAAGGACTTCATTAACAAATGGAATAACCTCACGGCCTTTGACGGCGACTTTTGGTCCTGTTTAGAAGGCTGTATAGCCGAGCGTATCAAGAAGCTGGAGGCCCGTGAGTCACTCAATAGATTTACAATCGGGAGTAAAGAATGACAGCGACCTGGTTAAGCAAAATGGAGCTTGCAACTTACCTCGGTATCACGACCAGGACCGTGGACCGCTGGAGAAAAGATGCGGACTTCTATAAATTTCCGACGCCCCGCTATATTGCAGGGCGTCCACGGTGGCATATTAAAGATATAGACAACTGGATGTCTAAGCAGCCGACGAAACTTCGCTAAAGACTGTATCTGCCCACTGCTGCATTACCTCGCGCCGTTGTTCCAACAGATCAGAACGTTGATATGCTTGGACAACGGCGTTTCCTGTTGTATGCATCAGGCATTTTTCTGCAACGATGTCCGGAACACCATTCTCAGCCGCCCAGTCTCTGAATGTAGATCTGAAGCCGTGCATTGTGGCAGTCGTTCCGGTCATTTTCTTGAGCAGGGGCGTCAGGCTGTAGCGACCCCCGAGGCTTTTCTCAGAGACACCGAAAATATATTCACTCTTTTTCTCGATAGACTTCAAAAGCTCAATCGCCTGGTCACTTAAGGGGACACGGTGCGGGTATGGCTTTTGGTCTTTTCGTCTTTCCGGAGGTACGGACCAAATACGGTTTTCCCAGTCGATCTCATCCCAGCGCGCCGGGACGGATTCTCCTACGCGACTGGCTGTCAGAATTGTGAAGAGGATTGCCTGCTTTGTTCTTGTCGTTGCAGGATAGAAGCAGCCGATCTTTTCTTGTAACTCTTCGAGCGGCATAGCTTCCTGGTGCTTGACCGGCTGAACCTTAGAAGCGGGCGGCAGGTCTCTGTCAAGGTTGCCTCTCCAGAGAGCGGGATTAAAGTCCATGAGGCCATCCGCTACAGCGTAAGAAAATATGTTTTCCAAACGACCGCGGACTCTGGAGGCCGTCTCCGTTTTGGTCGACCACAACGGCTCAAGCACCGCCAGAATGTCGGCCTTCTTAATTTCAGATAACTTCTTTTTGCCCAGGACCGGAAAGGCATAGGCGCGAACAGTAGTGAACCACTGCTCCTTATGCTTTGCGTTTCGCCACATTCTCACAGAAGCGATCTTCTTGATGGTCTCTAAGGCATAGTCCTCAAAAGTGAGCTCGCCTTTTATTTCCTTATCCAAAGACTCCTTCGGCGTTATGGGTGCGGCACCGTCAGCCAGGCCGACTCTGAACTTCTCGACCAATTCTTTCGCCTGGCTGACTGTGATCTTGTTGGCCGAGCCCAAACTTTTTTCCCGGCGTTTCCCGGCCAAGGTGTATCTGAATACGAACGATCGAGAAGAACCCCGGACGACAAGAATTAAATTCGGTGCAACGGGATGTCTTCCGTCCGGGAGCTTGAATAAATTTTTGGCTGTAACTTGCATAGGATAATTCCTCCGCTTTTTTGGCGTCCACCATCAGTCCGCCATACATAGAATTATCCTCCGCCATATTAATTTTGTCCACCAATATGTCCACCACACGAAGTTAGGATGATGTCTTTTCGTGTCTCGTCATGTCTCAATCGGAAATTACAGAGCGGAAATTTTAAAGCCCTGAAAGCCAATAACGGCGGGGCTTTGAAGGCGAATGTCTCGCCGTGTCTCAGATTGTCTTGGATTGTCTCAGAAAAGAAAATGGCGGAAAGGGAGGGATTTGAACCCTCGATACGGTATAACCGTATACCGGATTTCGAGTCCGGCGCATTCGACC